TTTATGCCGTCTTCACGCCATAGTTTCTCGACTTCCATATCGTTGACTACCATAGCATATCTCCAACTACGATAACCAAAGTTTTGTGCTGGTTTCCAAACCAACATATTCATGTCTCTGGTGAATTCTCCACTACCATCGGGAATCATCTTGACATTTTCTATTTCATGTTTCTCAGCCCATGCATTCATTACGAATGAATCATTTACTGACATACAATAGACTTCATCTATACCTTTTTCTTTGAAGTCATCATAAAGTGCTTCCAGCCCTGGAAGTTGCATTTCACTTCATATAGGTGTAAATGCTCCTGGCAGAGATACAACCAGTGACCTCTTACCAGCAAAATACTGATGGGCAGTATGAATTTCCCAATCATTATTGACTCTAACTTTCCAGTTAGTATTAGGTACTTTCATTTTTCCTTTCTTAAAAAATTGGAGCGAGTAAGGGGAATCGAACCTCTATCATGAGATTGGAAATCTCAGGTAATACCATTATACGATACTCGCTTGGAGCTAACGAGAGGACTTGAACCCCCAGCCTGCTGATTACAAATCAGCTGCTCTACCAGTTGAGCTACGTTAGCATTAAACTGCAATGGGTGGGTCTGGTTCGTCATCAAAATCATCATCAATATGTTCCATCCACTCATTAAATGACATCACATCAAAATCTCCCTTGATAGTCATTTGACCATCTGGAGTTGTCATGTTACCAAGTGATACAAATCTATCAGCAAGATCTTGCAATGGATGATGTATATCACGTTCATAAAAAGTAATAGACTTGAGAACTTCACCCAGAAAAGATAACTGAGCGATAGTTCCCTCGTCAACTATATTCACACCATTCTGCTGTAGGTTCTTTAAGCATGAATACATCAATCCCTCTGCAAGTTGTTCACACCATGCAAAGTTTTCTCTAGTCTCTGCAGCGTTTGTATCAACTTCTGGGGGATTTTCTGGTTTGTATCTGTTAGGAAACTGTAGGACTTTGCCCATCCATTTCCTTTGTCCAGACAGCTTCAATATCGGGATACCAATAACCTACAGTTCTTTTTGGAGTCCCATCTGGATAATATGCCATTGTGGTAACTCTGGGAATGACTTTGTGTCCTTCCTCTTTACCAGAATACATAGCAATCCAATCACCTGTTTTCAAATAATGTTCACACATACGTATGTATGACTTTTTTGAATCTGCAAGGTTTGAAGCTTTTTGTTTATCTTTGGGGTCAGTCCTGAAACTACGAGAGGACTTATTTAAGGCAGAGATTTGTTCTTTGTTATCCTTAATCCATTCTCTTACATTCTTAAAAGAATACTGAGCGTCATCGGGAAGGTCAAGAACAGATTGGTGTATATTCTTATACTCAGCTGGTTTTTTCTTCAAACGAGCCTTTTCCAATTGTTCTCTGAGTTGTTGTTTACGTTCTTCGGAGATTTTACGCTTCATAAGTCCTCATAATTTAGGATTATCAAATACAAGTATATTGTATAATAAAAAATCAAAAATGTCAAGTCTAAAGTTTATGTTCTCCAGGCAAAGGAATGTATGGGAGTTCACCCTCTCTTTCCAATTTCTTTACTGTCCACATCTCCTTAGAATAATGATTGTCTTCTTTCATAGAACGAACCATAGCTCTAAGTCTTTTTAATTCAGCAACTAAATGGAAGATTACCTTTTGAGTATCTTTCTCAGAGAGAAGAGCTCTAAGATACTCGTCTTGTGTTCTGGGTTGTTTTTTAGATTTCCGTTTCATAGTCATAGATGCTCCAATAGGTCAAATCGTACATATCTCCGTTTTCCAGAGATAGGTCACCTAAAATTATAGGTTTGTCACCAGTATATAGGAACCAAGTTTCAAACTCAGAGCCTCCCATGTAAACTCTCTGAATCTTTCCTTGACCCTGTTCTACTAAGTTCTTAATAGTATCTATAAGGTCATTCATATCAACCCTGACATACTCAGGATACAACAAAAAATTGCAAAAGTCAAGAGAAAAAAGAGGGGAGTCATTCCCCTCTTTATTATATAGGATTATTACTTGGCAGCTAATCCTTCAAAGGAAAAACCATGAATCAAGAATACAATCACCATTGACAATGCAAGACCAATCATCATCTTGAAGAAATCTTTTCCAATTAATGGAAATACAGTCTTGAATTTGTACTTACCAGTTATCGTGGCAAATGCAAGCTCTCTTCCTGCAAGTAACCCTACGAAAACCCATGTCGTACTCATTGGTATGTCGTTATAGCCTTTGAAATACCAAAGAATGAAGGAATAAATCAAGTCAACAAGAGTTGCAGACCTCACATACTTTGTGTTTGTTTTAGTCAATACAATCTCCTGAATCCTGCCTCCCTTCTCATAGAACATATACCCTAGTCCACCTACAAAAATAATACTGATAAGGATCATCATATCAAGTGGAACCTGTCTGGGAAGGAACACCGCAATATTTGCCATGTCATGAGACAACCATGTGAACCACAACCAGCCCGTAGTACACCATTGACCTACTCTCCACCACTTTTTGTGGTCTTCAGGTATATCTTTATTTTCCCAATACTTTGCAACTGCCCACCAGATAATGTATGCAGCTGAAGCTGCAACCAGATAACCCATTGCAGATTTCAACAATACTTTCTCTAGTACGACTGTACTTGCAAATGCAGAGAGAACTAAAAAGGTTGTACTAACTGGAATACCAAATCTTGTAAGAAGTACAAGAATCAAAGGTGCAACGGCATGATACCATTGTATAGGTTGGTATGGAATTTTATTGAGTCGCCCGTATGATATATCACCACCATTTACAGACCACCCATACCATATTGTGAAAAGAAGAACCGAACTAGCAGCTCCCCACATGATGTACCATCTAAATCTTTCTGAGTTAGATGCGATCCAAGTTCCCAATGTTTGAACTGAATCGTTTGCTATTACTGAATATGAGGCTAGCAAAAAGCCTACCCATAGATATAAAAGTGACAAATCCATCGTATCTCCTTTCTGGGATTTCACCCCCTTTGAAAAGTCATCAATACATTTATTTATTATTTGGATTATTTCATTTACGTTAGATAACGAATAAAAGTATGTATGAGAAATGCATCAACCACATCCGATAGAGGATTGGATTCAGGTTCACACTCAAGAATGTCTTTGAGTTCCACACCTGTCTGGTCAACGAATGCATTGTACATATCTGTCTTGGATGCATTCCCTTTACCAGTAGCCCACTTCTTGATTTCGGTAGGAGTGACTATTTGTGTATTAAGATTGTTTTTGTAGAGTTTGTGTTTGAGAAGACCAGTGTTTTCACCAATGTTAAACACTTGTCCCTTGGCTGCAAATGCATATCCTTCTAAGATAATATCTGCATGGACAGGAATTTGAGCTACAATCCAGTTCGATATGTAATCATACCGAAACTCTTCAGAAGGCCAAGTTCCAAAGTGAGAACCCTTGATTTTACCATCAAGGTAGGATTTTGCAAATTTTTTGGTAGGAGTTAAGAATTGTATCCTGCAACTTGTGAAGGTTCCCTCACCCACACAAATTGCAGGGGATGTCATGCTGTAATCAATCCCAACTTTCGTCTTCACCATAATCTTCCAGTTCAATATTGTCACTGCCACAAAAAGGACAGCAACTAATCATATATCTGGAAGTATTTAGGTCATGAGAAATAGTAAAAGTTGCGTTACATTCTTGGCACTCGATATCTATTTCTACAGTCATGCTGCAGGAATATCAACCACTTCGCAAGCTCCTGCCGAACAGGCAAGTTCTTGAGAAGCTACAGTGTAATCTTGCTCTTCGTACTCTGCAAGTTTAGACCAATTGACATTCTTGGGCATTTCTTTCAAGGCATCTTCATATTCCTTTTGTGAACAATCTTGATATGGAGCTTGTTTATAAGTATGTTCACTAAATGGTAAAAATGAGATACCAGAGATATCATCAAAGTTTTCATAAACCCATGAAGAAGTATTGATCCATTCATCTTCTTTTACTGATACAGTTATGGAAGGTTTATGTTCACACCATTTTTGAGCATAGACCTTCCATAGTTCTAACTGCTCTAATGCGGTCATATCCATACGACATACCGCCTCATCTGGTGATTTCATTGGAAATGAAAATACAGTAGTGTTATTTGGTTTAGTTACATCTGGTTCATGTGGAAAACCCTCTGCTTTCATAAAACGTGTCAGAGGGTCTTTATTATCTCCCCTAACAGTTCTTATATAAAAAGGATTATGACGGGCATGAATACCACTAGCAGAATCAACAAGCTGAGAGACAGTACCACTAGGTTTGACACAAGTAATTGCGGCTGATTTATTGATATTAAGTTTCTCAGATAGTTCCTCATTTGTTTCAACTGCACACTTACGTAATTTTTCCAATTCTTTACCCAATGTTTCAAGTCCATTTTTCTTACCATTGGTTATAGAGTTATCCATTATTCCTGTGAGACTGACTCCCAATAATCGTTCATCTTCGCAATTTCGTTTCCACTCTCCAGTAACATATTTAAAATTTGTAAGCGTTGATTGCCAGGTTCCAAGGATAGTTGCAAGTCGAACTTTCTTTTTGAGAGATTTAGGAGTGTCCCATCCTTTGACAACGCATTCAGTAAGGTTGCAGAATTCTCTACTTCGTAAAATGATTTCAGAGCAAGGATTTGTGCCGAAGTCATCCCTGGCATCTCTGCGAATAATGTTGTTGCCATCTTTGTCCTTTTCTTGATTTAGTTTTTCTGTTGTTCGTTTGGCAGACATACTATTGTAAATACCTCGTTCACCCGATTTGGAATCATAGAGGGATAACCATTCTCGCATGAAAGTTCCAACGTCTGGTTTTTCTTTATAATTGACGGAGTTGTTTGCGAGTGCCCTTTGCACATTTTGTTCCCACCAGTTTCCAGACTTGGCGTAGCGCATTTCTCTATCGCCGAGGTCACTAAGACTAATAAGAGCGCTCCTCCGTACACCACCAACCACCACAATCTCTGCCGTTTTGCAAACCAAGTCGTGGGCTTCGACAGCTTTGAGTTTTCTTCCTTTTGCATTTTTAAATAAATTCACTGAAAATTGAAATAGACTGTCCAATGGTTCTGGACCTGAAGCTCTCCCTCCAAATGTTTTTAAAGGTGAACCAGCTGGACGAACTTTAGACGTATCCCACTTAGGAATTTGTCCTATCACTAACATACCCAAAAGTTCTTTGAATGCTTTTGCCCATCCAAGTTTTGAGTCTCGTACTACAATAGTAGTTTCTGTTTCATGAAATTCTTCTGCAACTGCCGGCAACTTGTTTACATACTCTTCCTCTACAGAAAACCCTACACCTGTTCCATTCATAAGAACGTACAAAACCTCATCAAACGACCTGAGAGAATCTACCTTTATATACGAACAATTATAAGCTGCAATGTTTTCTCTTTTCAAAGCTTCTCCGGCGGTCATCAAACACCTCATAGATGGCATAACATCTAGTTTTAGAACTGCCTCTCTGAGTTCTTTCATCTCATCTTCTGGAACTACATACTGACAATTTTCTTCCAGATGTTCTTTAAAAAAGTTAAAATACCTGTCTACTGTTTCTTCCCATGTTTCTCTCCGTTTTTGGTTATAGTCCCATCTCGCATATCGGGATAGGTGAATAAATGATTGGTATTCGGTAGGTAAGTTCATATCTTTTTCCATTTCTTGATTTCTAGGTAAGCTTGCAGACCACTAAATGTACGACTTTTTATGAATCCCATAATATCTTCATAATCTCCTGCAAGAACCATGTCATTAATATCTTTATGCTCCAAATCACTAGGCCATACTACAACATTATAATTTCGATCCACCGACTTAAACATACGTTCCACTGTATGTTTATTTCTAGGTTCATTGTCATAAATTGCAGTTGTAGTTGTTGGTTCCAATTTGAGTAAATTCAAATCAGCTCCAGCAACTGCCAAAGAATTATCTAAGAAGAGAGAATCAATCGGTCCTTCAACAACATATACATGGTTGTCAAAATTGACTCTTTCCAGACCATAGATTTTCTCTTTTTCAGATACAAGTTTTAAAGTGATATACTTGGGAGTTTCACTACCAAAGGCACGACCTTGGTATGCAAACATTTTACCAGACTTGTCAAAGAAGGGTATGACGAGCCGTGGATAATCTATATTTATACTTCCAAATTTTTTAGGAAATATTCGCTTGGTCCATTCGTAGAACTTATCTGCAAAATATAGTTTATCCCAATGTTCCTCTGGAATTTTCCGTTGTCTTATATAGGTAAGGGCCGGATGAGTGTTTTCCAGTTCACTTATCTTTTTGATAAGACTGAGTTCATGGTTCAGAGGTTTGTCAAACTTAGGAGCCTTGAACTCAAAAGGAACTTTATCAGGCATTGGAGAGTGACCTCTAGTCTGACCATTTTGATATTTCTCCAATACGTATTCTTTATGGAGAAGACCATCTAGAGTTTTAAGAAAGTTATTGAATGTATATCCAGCACTACAGTTATGACATTTGAAGAAGTATTGAGTCTTCTTCTTGTAGATGTATCCTCTAGCCTTGTCCTTTCTCTTGTGGGAGTCTCCACAAACTGGACATCGAAAATTCCAGAGGTCATCTCTTACTTTTTTAAATCTTTGAAGCCTGGATGTGCATAGATTGATATACTTTAGGTCAATATAATTCATTATGTAAAAGGAATGTTACTGGAGCGCTCCAACTGTCTGTAACGCTGTCATTATAAAAGTAAGGGTAAGAATAATAC